AGTATAATTTTTTATGTCACCAGCAAGAGCAATAGACAAACTAAAGCAAGCCTTCAGTGTCGAAGAACGCAGTAGCTACTCCATTTTTAAAGGAGAAGAACTGATTTTAAAAATATTCTGGTCGCCTCTTACAATAGCCGATAGAGATACCATAAACAGTACATTAGTAGCTATGAATAAGGGTCAGGAAGAAGGAAGTCTTGACTTTGCACTACAGGTTATTGTTACAAAAGCTGAAGATGAATCAGGTGCAAAAATGTTTTTACCAGCAGACTTACCTTCTCTTCGTAGAGAAATACCACTGTCTGTCTTATTAGACATAATGACGAAGATGCAAGGAGTGGGCGAGGAGGAAAGCCCCGATGCCGTAAAAAGCTAAGTTAAAAGACGATAACTTTATTTATTTACAATTTTTTATAGCCGAAACCCTCGGATACACATTAAAAGAAATAAGAGAAAAAATGTCGGTCCAAGAACTGTATGCCTGGAGTGCTTACTTTAGTTTGAAGTCTGATAGAGAAAACGAAGCCTACGAAAAAGCAAAAAGACAAGCCCAAGTTCGCAAAATACGCTAAACTTCTAATATCCGTGTATTCTGCAAAAATTAGTGGCATCCGAATATAGCGTAAATATAAGTTTAAATACTAAGAAAGCAGAAGGTAAGCTTGCTGATTTAAAAAAGAGTATAAATGATTTAAGTAAACAGGAGTCTACATCATCTAAAACCGCACTTTCAGCATCAGAAAAACGAGTAAACACAGAAACTAAGATTGCAAATCTGCAAAAAAGAACACAATCGTTAAAAAACAGTGCTTTAAAACTAGAATTACAAGGACTAGATATAAGTAAAGCAAAGAATCAAATTACATTAGCGGATAAAAATATTGCTGTTAGAAAGTTTAGTCTTACTCAAAAAAATATAGCTTTAGCTGCAAAAGAACTAGAAATACTAAAGCAACAGACTATAGAAATAAGTAAGCAGTCAAAAAGACGAGCACGTAGAAAAAGTATTGCGTCAAGTGCATTAATTAGTGGTGGTTTTCCCTTACTATTTGGTCAAGGACCAGTAGGTGCTCTTGCTGGTGGTTTAGGTGGTGGGATTGGAGCAGCAATTGGAGGTACAACCGGAGGTTTTGCAGGAGGTATTGCAGCTACAGCAGCACTTCAAGCTATAAATAACACAGTTTCCTCTGTATCCAAATTAGGACAGGCAATGAGTTCTACAACTCCAGATATAGATGCACTTGCTAAAGCAGTAGGTGTAGCTGGAACGGCAGAAGAAAAACGATTAAAATTAATAGAAGAAGTAAATGGAAAGCAAGCTGCATTAAACGCTGCAATGGATAAAATGCGTGAAGTTATAGGTGACGAAGCAACTGACAGACTCAAAGAGTTCGGTGAAACTACACGACTGATATCTAATGATTTTGCGATAATGATAACTAAAATGCAAGCTGCTTTAGTTCCACTATTCAATCTTGTAGACAACATACTAGGTCTATCAAGAGGAGCTAAGCAGAGACAGAGAGACAGAGCTTTAGCTAATACTGATAATAAGGAAGTATTAGATATTCAAAATAGAATATCTCAATTAAGATCGGCTCCGAGTGATGGGACTAGATCCGGAGCTAAGTCGAGAAGCGATGAAATAGCCAGACTAACGACTGCTTTAAATAAGTTAGGGGATAAGTTAGTTATTGAAAATAAAGCCAAGACTGATAGAGAAATAAAGGACTTAGAAGATAAATCTGGAAAAGCTGAAAAGGGCAGTAAACAAAATACTGATCTTAAGATTAAATCTATAGAGACTGAAATAAAGCTTAGAGATTTAAACAATAACCTTTTAAACAATGAAGTAGTGGCTTTAAAAAAATCTCTTATAGCAGAAGAGCATAAAGTAGCTTTGGTAGAAGCTAAAGGTGATGAAGATTTGAAAAACTTAGCTAATGTGGAAAAGACTAATAAGCTAAGTATTTTAAATGCTGATATTGCTCAAGCTGAAGTAGATCTAGCAAAAGAATTTAATGACGAGCAGGAAAAACGAAACAAACTACAAGAACAAGAAGCCAAAAGAATACAAGCAATAAAAGATTCTGCTGAAGCTAAAATTTTAAGTATAGAAAAAGAAAATGAGTTAAGAGAATTTGCACTAACAGCAACCGCCGAAGAAATAGCTTTTAAAACAATAGTTCTTAGTCTAAGCAAAGACGAATTAGCGTTTATAGATGAAAAAAGATTAAAAAATGCCCTAGCAAACAGCGAAAGAATTGCTGGTTTAGAAAAGGAAGAAGAACTGGTAAATAGTATAAAAGAAACATTAGCGGTTGGTATGGGTGATGCTATTAGAGGACTTATCCGTGGAACAGCAACACTTAATGATGCTTTAAGAGGAGTACTAAATAAGATGGCAGACGCTTTCTTAAACATGGGATTATTTGGTAATGTCGGTGGATCGTTTATTCCAGGATTAGGTTTATTAGGGGGTTTATTCAAAGCGAATGGTGGTCCTGTAAAAGGAGGTGGTTCCTATGTTGTTGGAGAAAGGGGGCCAGAGATGTTTACTCCAAGTGTTAGTGGCATGGTTACACCAAATCATGCGTTAGGGGGAAGTACTAATATAGTAGTAAATGTAGATGCTTCTGGAACGGAAGTAGAAGGCGATGACGAATCATCTAATCAGTTAGGTAAACTTGTAGGACTAGCTGTTCAACAAGAACTCGTAAAACAACAAAGGGCTGGAGGACTCTTATCTAAAGCATAATTATGGCAACTTTTCCCAGTATTACACCAACATATACCTTCACAAAAAACACCAGTCCGAATGTAAAAACTGTTAAATTTGGTGATGGATTTCAACAAAGATTAACTTATGGTATAAATCAAAACCCTAAAAGTTACAGTTTAGAATTTAACGTAAGTCTTGATAATGCAAATGTAATTGAATCTTTTTTAAACAGCAGAGCTTTTGATAATGAAAGTTTTGACTTTACACCACCGCAAGAAGCAATATCAAAATCTGGTACGTTTGTAAGAGCATCAGGTTCTAAAAATGCAGTTATAACAGTAGCAAACCATGGTATAGCTTTAGGAGATAAAGTTGTAATGGACTTTGCTTCTGGTATAAATGATGGAACTTATATTGTTAATGCAAGAACGCAGAATACTTTTACTATTGAAACAAGTGCTACTACTGCCGTTAGTGGAAATGTAACTTCTGCTGGTGTTTCTGGTCAGAAAAAATTTATATGTAAAAATTGGAGCAAATCTATACCATACAATAATAGAGCTATCATTTCTTGTACTTTTGAAGAGGTTTTTGAGGTTTAATTATGGCTTATACTCTTTGGGCTGCTAATACTGCTATCAGCCTTGGAACAGTCGTAGCAGCGGCAAGTCAAGTATTACCAACTGGTTTAGTTTTTAAATGCACTACAGCAGGTACTACAGGCGGTACAGAACCAGCATTTGGAACGGATGTAGGATCTACCGTTACAGATGGAACTGTTGTTTGGACTTCAATTAGTAGTGTTTTTGAAGATTTAAATTCTTTTGCCCCCGATAAAATTATTGAACTATTTGAAATTACATTTTCTACAGCAGTAGCATCAGTTGTCGGAACAAGTAAATATTATTTTCATGGTGGTTTAAATGAAGGTTTTACTGCAAATGTGGTTTTTAACAGTAATACTTACACTGCTGTACCTATAAAAGCCGAGGGTTTTGAACTTACTACACAAGGAAGCATCCCCAGGCCCACTATAACAATTGCAAATTTAAGTGGAATCATTACAACTCTTTTAAAATTAGTAAATACTGCACAACACCCAACAAATCCAAGTCAGACTGCTGTTTTTGCTGGTGATGATTTAGGTAATAGTGAAGTTAGAAGAATTACAACACTTAAAAAGTATTTAGACGGAGAACCAGATGCAGATATAAATGCTCGTTTTCCAGATCAAATATTTTTTATAGATAGAAAAGTATCAGAGACAAGAGATGCGGTTCAATTTGAATTAGTAAGCAAAATGGATTTACAAGGAAAAATGATACCAAAACGACAATGCATTTCTAATATTTGCCAATGGGTTTATCGTAGTTCTGAATGTAGTTATACAGGAACAAATTATTTTAATATAAATGATCAAGCTGTTGCTGGTGCTGCTGATGATATTTGCGGAAAAAGATTAACGTCTTGCAAAGCTAGATTTGGTACTCAAGATCCTTTACCTTATGGCTCGTTCCCTAGTGTTGGTTTAATCAGATGATACTTACCGAAGATTTGAAAAAAGAAATATTGATTCACGCTAAAGAAGAATCACCGAAAGAATCTTGTGGTCTTATTATCGTAAGAAAGGGTAGAAAAAGATATAAACGCTGTCAAAATGTTTCTGATATTCCAAAACAAACTTTTGTTTTAGCTATAAATGATTATGTAAAAGCAGAAGATGAGGGAGAAATTATTGCAGTAATACATTCACATCCTTTTGACAAACCAGATCCAAGCATAGGAGATAAAGTTGCTTGTGAAAAATCAAATCTGCCTTGGATTATTGTTAATCCAACCATAGAAGAATGGGGTTATTGTGAACCTTCTGGCTTTGAATTACCTTTAGTTGGTCGTGAATTTAATTTTGGTATAGTTGATTGTTATTCTTTAGTAAGAGATTATTTTAAACAAGAATTAAACATAGAAATAAGAGATTATTTTAGAAAAGATAAATTTTGGGAACAAGGTAATAGTTTATATGAAGATAATTATGATAAAGAAGGGTTTAGAAAAGTACCATTAAGTGAATTACAAAAACATGATGTTCTATTAATACATTTAGAAGCAAATTTACCAAATCATGCAGCAGTTTATTTAGGTGATCAGCAAATTTTACATCATGTACAAAGTAGATTAAGTAGCAGAGATGTTTTAGGGGAGTATTATATAAAAAATACTGCTTTTGTTGCTAGGCATCATACTTTATGAAAATTGTAAAAGTTTACGGTGAATTAAAGAAAAAGCTAGGGCAATCAACTTTTGAGCTTAATGTTGATACACCTGCACAAGCAATAAAGGCTTTATGTGCTAATTTTCCAGACCTATCTAATTGGTTTATTGAAAATGATCAAAATGGTTATGGATATAAAGTACAGGTAGGTAAACAGAAAATATTTGCAGATAATTTAAAACCTATGTTACAACCTTGGACAGAAAAAGATGTGTTAAAGATAGTTCCTGTTATCGCTGGTGCTGGTAGAGGTTTTGGACAAATAATAGCTGGTGCATTATTACTCGGATTAGCATTTGTAGGTGCACCTTTGCTTGGTGTGGCCTTAACAAAAGGATTAACATATATGGGGATGTCATTAATAGTTAATGGTATAACTGAATTGTTATCTCCTACACCGCCACCTATACCAGAGGCATCAAAACTTAAATCATTTAGTTTTAGTGGCATTGTTAACGTTGCAGATCAAGGTGTTGCTGTACCAATTTGTTATGGTCGTGTTTATACAGGCAGTGTTGTGGTAAGTTTTGGTTTAGAGAGTCAACCAGCAACATAATGAAAGAAGAAATTGAAATTATTAGAGGTTCTGGCTTTAAAGGCCCACCCCCTAGAAATCCTGTTGAACATCCTGACACTCTACAGAGTACTCAGTTTGCAAGGGTATTAGATGTTATATCAGAAGGAGAAATAGATGGAATAGAGGGTGGTGCTGATGGAATTTTGTTAGATAGTACACCCTTAAGTTCTTTTTCTGGATTTACATTTGAAACAAGAACTGGTTCACAAACACAATCATATATTTCTGGTGTAACTGGCATCGAAGCTTCAGTTGGTGTTAATACAGCAGTTACTGTAGCTGGTGGTCCTATAACTAGAACTATCACCTCTAGTACTACAGACAGAGTAAGAATTACTATTGAAATACCTACTCTACAGATAATTACAGATGAAGGAGATATTGTTGGACATAGTGTTAGATTCAGCATTGCAGTACAAAATAATGGGGGTGGGTTTAATACTGTACGAACGCAAACTATAAGAGGTAAAACAAGTAATGCCTATTCAAAGTCAATAACTATTGGAGTAAGTGGACCCTTTCCTGTTGATATAAAAATAACTAGATTAAGTGCGGATGAAACAAGTGCAAAAAGACAAAAT